TTTGGTTATTATATGATTTACCAGATGAAGAAAAGATAGTATTCATAAAATAAAAATTAAATGATAGAAAATTCTTATATACTTGATTTTCAGGTATTAAAAGAACAGAATATTTCTATTAATGAATTTCTAGGTTTAATACATTTGTATGAAAACTTAGAAATAGAATCTAATATATTAGATTCCTTACAACAAAAACAATTTATAAAATTTACTGAAAATGAAATAACAATTCGTGAAAAAGGTAATCTATTAATAGAGTTATTATTAATAGAAAAAGTAAATTCTGTTAAAAATAAAAAAGAAATAAAAAAATCAGAACGACTTGTCAATAATGAGTTAAACGGATTTATTGAAGAATTTAGAGATAAATGGAAAGGTTTAAAACCTGGAAGCATGGGTAGTTTAAGTACTTGTAAAGAGAAAATGAGAAGATGGATGCAAGAAAATCCTACATATTCACCACAACAAATACTTAAAGCAGCGGACATATACATAAATTCTTTAAATAGTTTAACTTACTTACAACAAGCTGATTATTTTATTTATAAAAAAGATGGTAAAGAAGAAAGTTCAAGATTAAGTGCGTTTATTGATGAAATAGATACGAAAGTTACTGATAATTGGACTAGCGTTTTGAAATAATATTTAAAAAAATAAGTATAAAATAATTATTTATTAAATAAAACAAAAAACAAAACGTCATTAATTTATTTAAATAATTTATGACAGAACAAAATAGTTTATACGATAGAGTGTTTAACACTTTAGTAGAACGACGTGAAAGAATTCTTTCAGGTAAAATAAATTGTATTCCTTGGGGATTACCTAGATTTGAAGAAGAACTTCCAGGTATAGAACAAGGAAAATATTACAACGTTACTGCAAATAGTAAACGAATATAATTATTTTTAATAAAATAATGTTATATTTACTTTGAATTATCAGTTTTATTTCGTATATTTGTATATAAATATATATAATTATGAAATTAACAAAAGACTTAGTATGCTCAGGCATATATTATTTAAAAAATATTGAAAATAATAAACTTTATATAGGAAGTTCTAAAAACATTAGAAGTAGAATATATAATCATAAAAATAAATTTAAACATCAAAAACATGGAAATCCTTATTTACAAAGTGTTGTGAATAAATACGGTTTTAATATTTTTGAATGTGGAATTTTAGAAAAATGTGATGAAAAAGATTTATTAATACGAGAACAGTATTATATAGATAATTTAAAACCTGAATATAATTTAACATTACAGGTAGAAAGAAATATTTTAAGTAAAGAATCAAGATTAAAACAAGCAGAAACAAGACGTAAAAGAATAAAATCAGGAGAAATAATTTTATCTGGTAAAAAAATTTATGTTTATAATTTAGATGGTTCTTTTTATAAAGAATTTAATCATATTATAGATGCTTGTAGAGAATTTGGTATAAAATGTAATGGTTGTATTAGTAGAGCACTACATGATAAAACTAACTATTCTCATAATTTTTTATGGTCTTTAACTAAAGAAGATTTTTTAAAACCTTATAATAAAAAAATTTATAAATAATTTAATTGCTACGCTAAACAGCGATGTTTAGATGACAAGCTCTTTAATTGCTGGAATATCTGACCGTTAATGACGAAGACAATCAGCAGCGAAGCTCTTATTTTTAAGAGAACGTTCAACGACTAACCGTTTGCAGGTGTACACAATAAGTTTATGATTGTGGAAAAGGGAGCTACCTCAAGTAGGTAAAGATATAGTCTATTCTATATGGAAACATATAGCAGTTCATAAGAGAACGTATATAAGAGTTGCGTCTTATATAGAATATCAAGAAAGTGGGTAATGTTTTGCCCAGCTAAATAGTAATATTTAGATGTAAAAATAATAATTTTACAAATTAGAAAAAATTAAAAAAAATGAACCAAAATAATCAAGAAGTTATTTATGTTTCTTTAAACGATGTACCTCAAACAACAAATAGAAAACAATTTGTTAGATATTTTTTAAGAGGTAAAGCTTATATAACTTATTCAGATGAAGCTTGTACAGAAATACAATGTAAATCAACAGCTAATAGAAGTATTACAGATTTACATAAAATAGTAATGTCTAGATTTCCAAAAACAACATTTGAAGCTGTTGTTAGAATTGTTAAACAATTTATGGAAGAAGACAAATCTGTTATTTTAGTATGGTGTACGCAAATTAATAAACCTGTAATTAAGTTTGTTAACAATAAAGCTGCAAGTTGGATAAGTAGTCATAGTAAAAGTAATTATTATACCAAAAAAGGTGTAGATGGTTATTCTTTAAAAGATTATGAAGAAATGATGAATAAATTATGAAAAAAATTATTATTAAATCGGATGAAAACGGTGAAAATCTATTAACAAAATGAGTAAATATTTAAGAAAATTAAAAGCAGGAACTTCAGGACGTGGTGACAAACATATAAATTCTAATTATAATTGTAATGGTCCAGGTCTACTTTGTGGAAATGGGTATAAAGAAGGTTTAAAACATCTTTTTAGTTCAACAGATAAATCAGATATTATTATTTTAATTGATATAATTAGAAGATTTAGATTTGGTACAATTATTACAAATATAACTCAAAATAGTTTTGACTTTGAAAGTAAAACAGAAAATGAACAAATTTTCTTTTTTAGAATTTGTAGATATGTAAGATGTTCTAATATTAAAAAAATATTAGAAGATACTGTAATGATTAATAAATCAGGTGTTAAAATTCAAAATGCTTTTTTATTAGCTCATTATTATAATTATAAAAATGGATATTGTATGAGTATTTCATATTATAATATGGGATTTGATCCTTTTTATGATATAAGTAGTTCAAGTAATTTAAGACTTAACAAACCTTATAAATTATTAAAAGACTTTAAATCAAGTTTTGATAAAACAATAAAAGATAATTATAATAATGGTCAATCTTTTTCATCTTTATTTAAATGGAGTGAAATTAATTACAATGTTGAAAAACCAATTTTATTTAAACTTTTAAAAGAAAAAGATTTTAAAGCTGCTGAAAAATATTTACTTCATGTTTGGAAGTAGACAATACCGTGCCAAGCTTATAGTACACTATAAGAAGGTGTAACGACTACCTGAGAGATAAAGTTCTCTTAATAACAGGAAAAAGCGTCCGACATCCTTATAGGATGATGAGATAGTCTAGACTATAAATATAAAATATTAAATTTAGAAAAAAATGAACAAAATTTGCAGAAACGCTAAAAATTATAAATTAACAGAAGGTCAACAATACGAGATACTTCAAGAAGAAAATGGTTACGTAAGAATTATTAACGATTCAGGTAAAAACGTAAGATACGATGCTTCATTATTTGAAGATGTATTTATACCACCACCACCTCTTGCTAGAACAGAACAAGATTGTATTAATTCAATTACATATGACGGAACTACTTTAAGATACGTTGATATTAATGAAACACATAAAAATACAGATATTGCTTTATATTTACGTGCTAATAATGAATTTTCATGTGGTATTAACAGAATTGAAGGTATTAATAGTCTTTGTAATAGAATTGAAAATCAAGATTTTGTAAATACAGATGATGATGATTTTATTGAATTAAAAAAAGCATTGTTTAGAAAAGTATTTACTTATTTTACAACAATCCATACTTCTAAAGGTATGTGGATGTGTTCTACTAATCAAAACGATAATTATGAAGATTATCAAACATTATTAGATACATTATCAACACATAATAGTGGCTGGTTTAGAAATCCTAATTCAGGTAATCAAATTAAACTTTGGTATGGTATTATAAACCAATAATAAATTTAATTATTAAATTATAGAGAATGAAATTATACGTAGATGTAGAAAAGATTAAAGGAGAGAGAATAACTACGTTTTTAAAAAAATGCTACAATTTATATCCAAATTCTTATAATATTATTTTTACAAGAACTTATTTTGATAAATTATTTCAAAATCAACAATGTAAAAAAGGTAATAGAAGTTTTGAAGATTTGTATGCTGTAATTAAAACATATTATCCAAATTGTACTAAAAAACACTTTGCTAAACAATTAGAAAATACAATTAAAAATTCTAATATAAAATTTTTATTTTGTCCAGATATTCAAAAATGGGTATTAATGAATACTTATCAAGGATCATCAATTAGTAATTATAAATATTTATATGATTATAATTTAAGTAGATTGAAACTAAATAAAAAAGGTAAAGGTGAATATACATATTTTGACATTATGTCATTAATGGGTTATTCTAAAGTACAATGTAAGATACAATAATTTCATACGAAAACACAAATTGCAGATTGGTTGTTTTTATACAACACAATACAACAAGTAATAGACAACAATTTAGATATTAAATTAAAAATATTTTATTTTACTTTAGAAATGTCTAAAGAAGAAAAAATGTTATCCGCATTTTCTAATATTTTATATATTAAAGAAGGTATTAGATTGAGTCCAACTCAATTAAAAAGTACAAAAGCAGATAATGTTTTATCTAAAGAACATTTAGATATTATAGAAAAATATCAAGAATATTTTAACAAAATTGAAGAAATTGTTGAATTTATTGATGACGTAAGAAATCCTTACGGAATATACAATTTAGTACGAAAATACGCTTTAGCTAATGGTAAAGTTCACTATAGAACTATTAACATTGAAGGTAAAGCAATAGAAGTTGAAGATTATTATGAACCTAATAATCCTGAAGAATATGTAATTGTAATGATAGATCATATCGGACTTATTAGTCCTGAAAAAAATTATGATACGGGAATACCTATGACATTACACGAATCAATAGGAAAATTAAGTTCAGATTATTTAATTAAACTTCGTAATAGATTCAAATACATACCTGTCGTTATACAACAACAAGCTGCTGCTCAAGAGTCAATTGAAAATAAAAAATATAATAAGTTAAAACCAACATTAGATGGTCTAGCTGGAAACAAAGAAACCCAACGTGATGCCAATGTTGTTGTTGGATTGTTTTCACCTTTTAGACATGAAATACCAGAGTATTTAGGTTATGATGTTACATTTTTTAAAGATAATATTAGATTCCTTGAAATCTTAGGAGGACGAGAAGGCGGTGGTGGAACTATTTGTCCATTATATTTTGATGGTGCAGTCAATTATTTTAAAGAGCTACCTTTACCAAATGATGGTGAAAAATTACATAAAGTTTGTAATTTTATAAAAAGTATTAGAAAATAATTTAATAGTGGTGGTATATGGACGGAAGAAATATGTATGATTGATCTACCAACACAAAAAACAAAAGCATCTAGAGTAAATCCTAAAAAAATTATTCTATTTTCAAATCCTAAATCAGGTAAAACTACAGCAGTTGCTGCTTTAGAAAACAACCTTATTTTAGATTTAGAAAATGGTTCTGAATTTTTAGATGCTTTAAAAATAAATGTGTTACAACTCGCAAGAGATAATAACAAAACACCTTTAACAATTCTAAAAGAAATAATTAATACTATAAGAGAATCCAATGAAAAAAAAGGAGGTTATACTTATAAGTTTATCACTTTAGATACTGTGTCCGCATTAGAAGATATTGCATTAGAATTAGCAAATATATTGTATCGTAAAACACCAATGGGAAGAAATTGGACTGGAGATGACGTAACAAAGCTACCAAATGGAGCTGGTTACCAATATCTTAGAGAAGCAATGGATGTTATTTTGAATGAAATAGAACCTTTGTGTGATACCTTAATTATTTTAGGACACCTTAAAGGTAAATTTGTTGAAAAAGAAGGAAAAGAAATGGAATCTAGAGGATTAGCATTAACTGGTAAAATAGCATCTATACTATGTTCTCAGGTAGATGCAATAGGTTATGTATATCGTGATGATAACAAAACTTTAGTAAATTTTGCACCTTCAGAGTCTTTAATTGTAGGGTCTAGACCTGACCATTTGAAGAATCAAACTATAACATTAATTGAATCTGATAAAGATGGTAAGTTAACTATTGATTGGAGTAAAATTTTTATAGAATAATCGTATAAACTGTTTCTCACGACAGACGATAAAGTTTTGTAAGTTTCTTTTGGAAAAAACTTACTTTTTTATATAAGCCAAAAAATAATTTTAAAAGAAAGAATATATGAGTTTTAACTTAAATGATAAGAGTTTTGATGGAAGTGTTGCAATTTTCAATAATGGAATTGCAGGAAAAGTTAATAACGTAAAAATTGTTGTAAATAAAAAAACAGCAGTAGATCCAGATAACGCACCTGATTATAAGGTGGTATTTTCAGATGCTATTGGAGATGTAAATGTTGGATTTTATTATCCAGTAGCAAATCCTTTATTTGATGAAAAAAGAAATAAAGATTTAGAAGGATGGACAATTGGTAGAATTTTATCAATTGCTAAATCTGTATTACCAAAAGATTTTGTTTTTGAAAATAAAGATACAGCTAAAGAAGTAGTTGATTATTTGTTTTCTTTAATTAGACAAAATTCTGAAGGTAAAACAGTTAATGTGTTTGTTACTTATGGTACTACACAAAAAGCTTCTAAATATTTAGGACTTAGATATTTTGATTTTGTTGAATCTTCTGATACAACAGTTTCAAGATTAGCTAAAAAACCAGCAGATTTAATGGAAAGAATTGAAGCAGATGCACCTACAACTGACTCAGCTTCTGCTCCAACTACTGATTGGTAATAAATAAATGTGTTGTTCCCTTGAGAAAGGAATATAGTGCTAAGAGATAAAAGGATGTTAATGAGTAGATAATACCTATCATCACAACATAGATGTTCTCAACATTGGTAGTCAAGTAGTTTAACAGGTAAAACGTAGGTCTATCCGAGTAGTTACAGGTTCGAATCCTGTCTTGACGACTAATATTAACTAAAAATTAAACAAAATGAAATGAGTATAATAAAAAAAGAAATAGTTAAAAAAGACAAAACAATGAAGTGTTATTTTACAGCTTTAGTTTTAAAAGCTAAAATGATTGAAGAAAAAATTAAAGGTAAAGAAATTGATTTTGTGTATAATAACTGTGATGTTGAAAGTTTTATATTTAATGGTAAATTACATTTAATAATTTAATTATGGTAAATTTAAATAAAAAAATGGTTAATAAAGAACTGTTATTAAAATATATAACAGATTTGGAAATTTACCAAAAATATATTAATGAAGAAATAGTTCCTGGTAAACAAATTTTATCTCCATTTAGAAATGAAAACAATCCTTCATTTGGATTATTTATTGGTGATGGTGGTGAAATATGTTTTAAAGATTTTAAATTAGGTGGTGGTGATTGTATTACTTTTGTAAAAACTTTATTTAATTTAACATATTTTGAAGCTTGTTCTAAAATTGCAATTGATTTTGGAATGGGTGATGATTTTATTGTTAAAAAATTTAATAAAAGTGAAACAAATAATATCATACCGATTAATAGAGATGAATTTTTACATAAAGCAGGTACTTTAAGTCTTCAAAAAACTAAAAGAGAATGGAAAGCTTATGATTTATTATATTGGCAAGAATATGGTATATCGTTAGAAACTTTAAAACTCTTTAATGTAGAACCAATTTCACATTTTTTTGTGAATGATAAAATAATAACCGCAGATAAATACGCTTATTGTTTTAAAGAGTTTAAAGATGGTAAAGAAACTTATAAAGTTTATCAACCATTTAATAAAACGTACAAATGGATAAATAGTCATAACAATAGTGTATGGCAAGGATGGTCACAATTACCTCAAACTGGTGATAATCTAATTATTACAAAATCATTAAAAGATGTAATGGCGTTATATGAAGTTACAGGTATTCCCGCAGTATCATTACAGTGTGAAAATGTATTACCTAAACAACAAATATTTAATGAATTAAGTAGTAGATTTTTAGACATTTATATTTTTTACGATAATGATTATGATAAAGAAGAAAATTGGGGTCAATTATTTGCTCAAAAATTTAAAGAATCGTTTAATGTTATGGATATAATAATAAAAGATGAATATGAATGTAAAGATTTTTCAGATTTTGTAAAAAAATACGGAATTGAAAAATCAAAAAAATTAGTTAAATCACAAATAATGCCTTTTTAAAATGACAAATTTTAATATATTACTTGCAGTATGTTGTGAATTAAGAGAAACTTTAAAAAATCATAAAATATTAAAAGATTGTAAAAAAGTTGGTGAATTTTTATCAGCACCTGAATTTACATTAATTAATGTAGAACTTGAGAATACTAAAGTAGGATTAAAAAAAGGTTCTAACTCTGTTATGTTTGAGGTTTATGAAGTAAATATTGCGGTTTTAAATAAAGTTTCAACTTTAAAAGGTTTTTATCAGCATAATTATTTTATAAATATTCACGATAAAGAAAAAATAGATACACCTTTTGGAGTAGCATATACCTACTTAGAAAAACATACAAAAATAACGTCTGGTAATATCATAAAAGAATATGACTATACAGATTATTTAACATACAATATAAAATAAAATAAATAAAATAAAAAAAATGAAAAAAATAGGAATAGTTGGTTGGAATACAGGAGATAATAGTTTTGGTGTTACTAAACCATATATTGACTGGTTAAGTAAATTTGGAATTGTTCAAATATTATCACCACAACAAGGTGTAGATGAAACAATTGATTTATTAGTATTACCTGGTGGTTTAGATATTGCACCACAATCTATGGGTCAAGTACCTGGGTTTTATACATCTAACACTGATGTAATGAAACAATATTTTTATGATAACAATTTAGATCAATATTTACAAAAAGGTACGCCAATATTTGGAATTTGTTTAGGATTTCAACAATTATGTGTTAAATTTGGTGGTCAGTTAGTTCAAAATTATGGTTTTGTTTATTCTAATAAAGGAAGACATGAAAAAGTTGATGCTTTAAAAGTTGTTTCTGACGAATTGTATAAAATTGTTGATGAAGTAAGCTTTAAAAAAATTAAAAAATACGAAGTAAATTCATTACATCATCAAGGTTGTTTTTTAAAAGGAATTGAAGGAACATCTATTGAAGCATTAGCAATTGAACAAGATTTTAAAAATATTGAAATTGCTAAATTTAGTGAAAATGTATATGGTGTACAATATCATCCAGAAGAAATAAATGACGGTTTATCAACATTAATTATTAAAAAATTATTAAATTACAATGAATAACTCAAAATTAATAGACAGTTCTAAATTATTTACAAGTAGAAAATCTGTTGTAAATAAAAAAACTAAAGTAATAACTCAATTTAGACCTATGATTTTATCAAGACATCCGAGTCATAATTGTCTTAGAGCTAATACTAAAAACATAGTACCTTTACCATATCGTTCTGTAATTAGATTTGGTTCTACAACAGAAGTTCCTGATACAATTGCAAATGGTGGTAATAGAATTGAAATTAATACTATTCAAAGTATTAAAAATTCAGCAAATAAATTGTTAATGAAACAAAAGTTTCAACAAGCAGCAGTAAAAACAGCAGAATGGATTTCATATACAAATATAGAAACATTACGTGGTTGGTCTTCTGAAAAATTTCCAATTGTAGCTAAAGCACATTTTGGTTCTAAAGGAAGAGGTAATACTTTATTAAAAAGTGCTGAAGAATTAGATCAATGGTTGATAACACATAGTCCTTCTAATTATATTTTTGAAAAATTCATGAATTATGGTCATGAATTTAGATTACATGTTACAGAACAAGGTTATTTTTATGCTTGTAGAAAAGCTTTAAAACAAGGTGTTGCTGAAGAAGATAAATGGAGAAGACACGATGATATTTGTGTATGGCTTTTAGAAACTAATCCTGATTTTCAAAAACCTAATTCTATGAACGATATAGAAAGAGATTGTGTTTTAGCATTAAAAGCAATTGGTGCTGATATTTTATCATTTGATGTAAGAGTTCAATCTCCTACAGATTCTAAAGGTAATCCTAGAGAATATCAAGATTATATTTTATTAGAATGTAATTCTGCAAGTTCTATGGATAATGGTTCAGGTGAATTATCAGTATGTGCTAAAAAATATATTGAAGAAGTTAGAAAAGTAATTGTAAATAAAGCAAACAAAATTTCAAAATAATATGAAAAAAACATTAAATGTACATTTTAGTGCAAATTTAGTAGATGATTCTATTGTTAAATTTTTAAAACAAGAATTCGATATTAATATTGTAAACTTACCTCAAAATGAAATAAACAATCCAAAAAAAGAAACTGTTGAATTATTAAAAACAATTGATTTAATTATTTTTACAGGTGGTGAAGATGTAAATCCTAGTTATTATGATGAAAATGTTGGAAAATACACATATATCAATAATAAAAGAGATACTTTAGAATTTAGCTTATTAAATCCTAGAAAATTACCATCTTCTATTATACGTAATATTCCTAAATTAGGAATATGTCGTGGTGGTCAATTATTAACTGTTTATAATGGTGGAAAATTAATTCAACATGTTGAAGGTCATAAAAATAATAATCAAGTAATTGAAGTTGTTGTAGAAAAAAGATTTATTTTAAATATCGAAGTTTCTTCAGACCATCATCAAATGATGTTTCCTTATAATTTACCAGAAAGTCATTATGAATTAATTGGGTATTCTAAAAAATTTCAAAGTAATACGTATTTAAATGGTGCAAATGAAGAAATTAAATTACCTAAAAATTTCTTAGAACCTGAAATTATCTATTATAAAAATAAAAATTCATTGTGTATTCAAGCACATCCAGAATGGTGTATTGGTTCTGAAGGTTCTAATTATTGTTTAAAATTAATAAATAAATATTTATTAAAAAATAAAGATAAAAATGAAAAAGAATCTTTATATTCTTTACCTGAAGGATTACCAGAAGGTACTTTTCCATTAGGTTGGAATGCTACCGATGCTGATGGTATTCATTATAAATTTGACGGTGAAAGATTTATTGAAGCTGAAGAATTTAATCAAATAAATCTTCAAAAGAAGATTAATGAAATAAAAAAGAAATCTTCAACTAGTCATACATGGACAATACCTAAATATGATTCTTTTAGTGAAAAAAATGAAAAAATTACTGATGAAATAAAATTACCAGATGTAGATATAGTGTATATTGAACCACCAATAGTTACTGAAAGTTTAAATTATTA